CCTCGACGCTTGCGACGCAGCGCATCGAGGCGGGTGCGGCGATCGGCACGGCGCAGGCCAAGATCAAGCGCATCCACAAGTGCGGGTTGCGGCTATATGCGAGCTTGGGCGGCAAGGTGGGACCGGGGCCGAACAACCTCGACCTCATCCAGTACCGGAAGAACAACGACTTTATGGACGAGGAGCCGCCCCTGCTGACGGGCGATACTGATGTGTTCGCCTTTCCGGGCGGGTACGAGACGGACGGGCGCATCTGGGTGGTGGCTGACCAGCCGCTCCCGATGACCGTCATCGCGCTCTACCCCGAGATGGAGACGCAGGGATGACGTTCGAAGTGCTGCCATTCGTCCCGGCTGACCTTCGGGAGTTGAGCCTGCAGCCCTCGCAGGAGTTCCTGTCGGCGTTCATCGGGCGTTCCGGGTATGGGCAGGAGTTGGTCGAGGCTGGCCCCTGCTACACGGCGCGGGCGGGCGGGCGGATTGTCTGCTGCGCCGGGCTCGTGAACCTCTGGGAGGGGCGTGCGTCGGCGTGGGCGCTGCTCTCTGCGGACTCAGGCCGGTGGATGGTCCCGCTGCATCGGGCGGTTGCGGAGTTCTTCGACGGCTGCGGGATCGAGCGCGTCGAGGCCTATGTGGTGCCGGACTTTATGCCCGGTCACCGATGGGCGAGAATGCTCGGGTTCGAGCGTGAAGGCCGGATGCGGGCCTTCCAGCGAGGTCAGGATATGGACATGTACGCGAGGGTGCTCTGATGGCAGACCCGGTCACTTTGGGAGTCATCGCCTCGGCTGCGGCGGCTTCGTCCCTGATGGCGACAGGCCAACAGCGGCAGATCGGCGCGGCGCAGGCGCGGGCGCTCGAGATAGAGGCCGGTGTCGCTCGGCGGCAGGCTGGTCTTGAGACCGAGGCGCTTGGCCGGGAGACGCGGCGGCAGTTCGGCGAACTTCGGGCGGCTGGCGCTCAGGCGGGGCTGCTCGACTCGGTGTCCTTCGGGGACGTCTACAAGCAGGCGGCGACGGCTGCGGAGTTGGACGCACTGTCTCTGGCGTATCAGGGCGAGACGCAGGCGCAGGGCCTGCTGACCGAGGCTCGCATCACCCGTGCCGCCCGCCCGTCGTGGACGCAAGGTGTCCTGCAGGCCATGGCTATGGGCATCGGACAATATGCAAGCGCGGGCGGCACGATGCCGGGAAGCCGCCCGAATGCGTCGCAGTTGACCGGGGTGAACGTGACGGGACGGCGTGTCCCGACCACGATGACGACCGCTCCGCGCCGGTATCCGGGTGCCGGGTTGAGCCCGAGGTGATTCATGGCAAAGCTTGAGTTCTACCGTCAGCAGGTTGTCCCGCGCATCGCTACGCCGAGTGCGCGTGGGCTCGCTGCTGTGGGGACTCAGGCTGCGGAGACTGCCGAGGCCGTGGCGCGTGGGGTTACAGCGTTTGCTAGGCTTTCGGCTGACCTCGACGAGCTGCGTGTTGAGGATGCGTTCAATCAGTTGCGCGACCAGCAGACCGATTTGATGATGAACCCGGAGACGGGGTTTACATCGAAGAAGGCCGCTGATGCGGTAGCGCCTGATTTCATGACCAAATACTCGGGCGATTTCAAGAAAACGATTGAGCGGGTAGCGTCTGGGTTGCCGAACACTCGGCAGCAAGACATGTTCCGGCGTCGGGCTGCAATGGCCGAGGCTGAGTTCGACGACTCTTTGATGCGGCATGTCCTGCGCGAGACAGATCAGTACCGGGATAATGTTTACAAGGGGGCGGTCGCCACTGAGGCGAATCAAGCCGCGCTCAACTGGCGCGACCAGGCGAAGGTAAACGATAGCATCGGGCGCATCGCAACGAATACGGCGCTCTGGGCTGACCGCAACGGCATTACCGGCGACGCGCTGCTTGCGGTGCAGATGGACAACATCGACCAGGTGCATTCGGCGGTGGTCAATTCGGCGCTCGATGCTGGGGATGTAGAGTTTGCTGCGCAGTACATCGACCGCAACCGATCGACCATCAAGGCTCCGAGGCTTGTGGAGCTCGAGGGCAAGGTGGCGACCGAAACCGACCTGCGGGCGTCTGCGCGTATTGCGGACGATGTGATGGGGTCGTTCGGCAATCGCATCCCGAGCGAGACCGAGGTGCGTCAGGCGGTGCGCGAGGTTGCCGGTGACAATGTGCGGGTGCGCGACGACGCGACCAGTGAGGCGCTGGCGCAGTTGGGGTCCAAGTTGCGCGATCGCGAGCGGCAGCAGCAGGAAGTCATGGCTGCGGTCTACGGCAGGCTGGATGCGAACGGCGGCAATTTCGCCGCGCTGCCTGCATCGCTGCGGGCGGCGATTCCCGGCGACAAGATTGGGCAGGTCAGAAACTACGCAGACAGTCTGCGCGGCGGCGGCAAGATTGAAACCGACACGGAGGTCTACTACAACCTGCGGATCAACCCGCAACTGCTGAAGCAGGCCAATCTTTTGGCACTCCGCAACAAGCTCGAGGATGCCGAGTTCAAGGAGTTGACGCGGTTGCAAGCAGACCTGATAAACGCGCCGGAGGCGACGCAGACCGAGATTCTGAACACGAGGCAACGGATGAACCTGCGGCTCTCCGAGATGGGGATCAACCCAGAAGCGAGGTTTGGGACACCCATGGCGAAGCGCGCCGGCCAGGCGCTCATCACCTTGGACATGAATATCTTTGAGCGAGAGCGGGCATTGGGTCGCAAGCTGACACCGGAAGAACGGAACGCGGAGGTCGATCGGCTGTTTTCTGATGTGACGGTGCGCGGAAATCTTTTCGGAACCAATAGAGTGATGCTGTTTGAGGCTACGACTGAGCAAGAAATCGTGATTCCTGATGACGACAGGAAAGCGATTACCGATGCGCTGCGCGCCACCGGCAAGGAAGTGAGCGAGCAGAACATTCGGGCATACTTCCTCAAGGCGAAAGGACGTCTCAAGTGACGGACTATCGCCGCCTCATGGAGGAGGAAAACCCGTACCTTGAGCTGATGCGCCAAGAGGAGAGCGATGCGCTGCGCTCGGCGATGTACGGCGCGGCGCAGACCAACCCGGATGTCGAGGCCGACCTCCGCAAGCTCGCTGAGAAGGTCAACGTTCCGGTGGAGACCGTGCGGATTGACCGCAAGGAGATCGAGCGTCAGGCCATCCTCGGCGAGGTGGACTACGACGGGTTGGTGAAAGACTCGCCAGTCACCGCGAATTTCCTCGCGGAGCAGGCTGATGTCGCGCGCGACGATGTCAGCGTACTGACCCGCATCGACCGGACGTTCCGCGCTGCTGGGCAGGGCATTGAGCAAGCCTCCATCATGGATCAGGTGGAGCCGCTGAATTGGCGTTGGGTGTCCGGCGAATTCCTCTCGCCTGCTGAACAGACATTGCGGCGCGAGCTGCTCAACAAGATGCAGGCGCTGGGCAAGACCCCGGAGCGCGGCGACAATCCAATTGCGTGGGTCTTCGGGCAGACCGGCTACACCGCGCGCCAATTGGTGTCCTCGGTGCGCGAGGGTGGCAAGGGCGCAATCATCGGTGCTGCAGCCGGCGCTGGTGGGGCGCTGCTCCTCGGCCAAGCGGGTCCGCAGGTGGCGGTGCCGGAGGAGATCCTCACAGTCCCTGGCGCATTTGCATTGGGTGGTAGCGCCGGGTACAAGCTCGGAACGCTGGTCTACAGCTACAAGTCTGAGGCCGGGTTCGCGTTCGTTGAGTACGAGCAGATGCGGGACGAGTCCGGCCAGTTGATTGACCCTGCGGTCGCGCGCGGGGCTGCGGCTGCGGCGGGCCTGTTGAATGCCGGCCTTGAGACAATCGGCGACATCGCACTTGCCAAGAGAATTCCTGGAATCGATCGGCTGCTCGGCGCGGGATCGCGTGAGGCCATCAAGACCCTGCTGGCGCGCCCGACCTTTCGTAATGCCGTCGCGCAGGCGGGCAAGAAGTGGCTGCAGTCCGCAAGCATCGAAGGCGTGACCGAGTCGATACAGGAGCTCATAGTCATCCTCGGGCGCGAGTTGGCGCAGGGCGTCAGCGGGCAGGAGTTCGCGCCGGAGGCGGCAGACAGCGACCTGATGCGGGTGCTGGAGTCCGGCGCTGCGGGCTTTGCCGGCGGTGCCGGTGTCGGCCTGCCGGGTTCGACAATCTCTGCGGTCAGCAACGTGCGGGAGGTCCGCAAGGCCAACCAGACCCAGCAGTTCATGCAGGCGCTCGGCGAGGCGGCCGGTGAGTCGAAGCTCCGCGAGCGGCTGCCGCAGGTGTTCCAGGACTATGTCGCCCGCATCCGCGAGCAGGGTCCGGTTGAGAATGTCTTCATCCCCGCCGATCAGTTCACCCAGTATTGGCAGAGCCAGAACGTCGACCCGGAGCAGGTCGCCAATGAGGTCGGCGCGACCAACTACACCGAGGCGGTCGCCACCGGCAGCGACGTGGTCATCCCCATCGAAGCCTACGCGACCCGGCTCGCCCCGACCCCGCACCACAGCGGCCTGATGAAGGACGTCCGGTTGGCGCAGGGCGACCTGACCATCCGGGAGGTGGAGGCGCTCGAGGCCCGCCGCAAGGAGGTCGAGGCCGAGATCCAGACCATGATGGAGCAGGAGGGGGTGGAGGTTGAGACCCCCGCCATCGAACAGGTGAAGCAGGAGGTCCTAGGGCAGCTTCTGGGGCGATTTGACAGGGCGACCGCAGACAACTATGCCACCCTCTATGCGCGGGCTATAAACAGTCTGGCGCAGCGTGGCGGCATGGACCCGATGGAGTTGCACCGCCAGTATGGGTTGGAGGTGGTCACCCCGCTGCCGGACATCCTGCAGGCCCGGGCCGGGGTGGACACCGCGCTCGACCCCCTCATCGATCGGCTCCGCAGCGGCGACATCCCGAGCCGGCGGGAAATCTACGGCAAGTCCCTGGCCGAGTTCCTGCGTGAGCGGGGCGGGGTGCAGGATCAGGGCGGCGAGCTCGGCGCCCGCGATGCCAAGCTCTGGGACCGCGACAACCGGCGGGTCGGCGAGAAGGCGCTGGTGTCCGAGACCGGTATGACGTTCGACGAAGCCCGCGAGCTTGCGCTTGAGGCCGGGTTCGATGTCGGCGAGACCGAGCAGACCTTCCTCGACGCCATGGACCGGGAGTTCCGCGGCGATGGCGTGTTCATGCCCGGGAAGGAGCGGGCGGATCTGGCCGAGCTCGCCGACGCGCTCGAGGGACTGGAGCAGTTCCTCGGGCAGCAGGGCATCGACATCACGACGACCGACAACGCGACCATCAAGGCTCTCATCGCCAAGGCGAGTGAGGGGATGGGCGATGTTGGGGTGCAGTTTGCGCAGACCGCCACCGTAAGGGCTGGCCGCGAAACTCTAAAAAAGTTTGGCCTTGACCCAAACAAAACCTACAAAACCCGCGAAATTGCGGCTGCTTTGGAAGCCCGGCAGCGAGCCAAGTACGGAAGCATTGCTGCCGACAACCGAAGTCCAGAGGCCGTGTCGAAGATTGCTAAGTGGATGGTTGCTGAGATTGAGTTTGAGATGCAGAACCCCGAGAAGTCAGGGGTCGGTTGGTACTCGGAAAAGTTCCAGCGGGCGATTGACATCATGGCCGAGACGTTTCCTGAGCTGAAGGCCGACAAGACCGCTCGCAACACGATGACCGCGCTGATTGCCATCACCTCGGACGGCCAGAAGGTGGTGCCTAATTTTGCGCAGGCGATGGACATCTACGGTCGGTTCCGTCCCGGCGGTGCAACCGAGGGCAAGTTCACCACAACTCGCGGCCATCAGCGCCAAGCGTCCATTGACAAAAACCTGCAGGTGCTGCAGCGCCTGTATGACCAGATGACGCCCGAGCAGGTGCATGAGTACCTGATGCAGGAGCGCACGATTTCCGATCTCAAGAAACTCGCCAAGCAGAACGGCGGCGAGATGAAGTCGGATTACCAAGCGCACATCAAGATGCCGATGGCGGCGATTGAGTTTGGTCCAAAGCTTGGCGCGTTCTATGCCAACCTGATGGGCGCGCACGGCTACCTCACCATGGACCGATGGTGGTCTCGTACTTTCAATCGATACCGAGGCAGTTTGCTGACCAAGCCGACCGAGCAGGGTCTGGCTAGGTTCAAGCAGCTTCTGGTTGCCGACAAGAAGCTTGGGGTTGATCCTGCCTCAATCTCTGACGATGAGGCGATTTCGGCTACCGTGGAGTACCACAACTCCTATGAGGCCAAGGGCTTCAAGAGCGGAACTGAAATTGAAAAGGCGGCTAACACGCTGTGGAAGGCTGCATTTGATGCGCTAGAGGATGCCCCCTTTAATGCGACCGACCGCACGTTTATGCTAAATGCGGTCAATCAAGCTCAGAAAACGCTTGAGCGCAAAGGCAAAACATTGTCTGTTGCGGACATCCAAGCCATCCTGTGGTACTATGAAAAACGTCTTTACGGGGAACTTGGCGCACGTCAAACTGCGGACATCAGCTATGAAGAAGCAGCAAGAAAAGTCACCGCTAGCTATGCCAGTGGATCAGGAATCGAGTCTCTTCTCGATGACGCCGGAGCAGCACAAGAAGATGGTGGAGCAGGCGAGGGCCGAGTTCCTGTCGGCGAAGACAACTTCGTCGAAGGAGATGGCGGCGGGGACGTAACGCTTTTTCAGTCTACTTCCACAGAAGACAAGCGCGGGTTCATCCAATTCGGCACCGACCGCAAGGTCCGCATCGGGCTGCTTGAGAAGGCCGACCTGTCCACCTTTATCCACGAGACCGGCCACTTCTACCTCGAGGTGCTGCTCGATCTCGCCGAGCGCCCGGATGCCAGTCCGCAGATCAAGGCCGACGCCGAAACGCTGATGAAGTGGTTCGGGGTGAAGTCCCGCGCTGAGATCGGCGTCAAGCAGCATGAGGAGTTCGCCCGCGCCAATGAGGCGTACCTGATGGAGGGCAAGGCCCCGAGCGCCGAGCTGCGGACCATCTTCCAGCGGGTGCGGGCGTGGATGACGCTGGTCTACCGGGTGCTGACCAACCTCAACGTGCGGATGAACGACGATGTCCGCGGCGTGTTCGACCGCATCTACGCGACCGACAAGGAGATCGAGTCGGCCAATGCCGAGCTCGACGTGCGGGAGGTGTTCGCCAGCGCGCAGGATGCCGGCATGACGGAGGCCGAGTTCGCGGCCTACAAGAAGACCGCAGAGGCTGCCGGAGAGGCCGCGAAGGAGAAGTTGCAGGGGCGGCTCATCCGCGAGTACCAGCGCGAGCGCGAGAAGTGGTGGAAGGCCGAGCGCGCCAAGATGCTGGAGAAGGTCACCGAGGAGGTGGACTCCTCGCCGGCCTACCGCGCAGCCGCGATTCTGACCGAGGGCAAGCTGCCGGACGGCGTCCCCGTCAAACTCTCCCGCAAGGCGCTCGAGGACCGGTTCGGCTCCGAGTACCTGAAGCGGATGCCCCGGTTCCTGCGGAAGGTCTACACCAAGGACGGCGGCACCGACATCGACACCGCAGCCGAGATGCTAGGGTTCGAGAGCGGCGAGGCGCTGATGACGGCGCTTATCAACCTGCGCCCGCGCAAGGAGCTTATTGAGGCCGAGACCGCGAACCGCATGGCTGCGGAGTTCGGCGACATGCGGATGGACGGGACGATCGCCGACGAGGCGATGGCCGCTATCCACAATTCCGAGCGGGCCAACGTGCTGAAGGCGGAGCTCGTCGCCATCCGCCGGCTCCAGCGGCAGGTGCGCCCGGTGGTCGCTGCCCTGCGCCGCGAGGAGGCTGAGCAGCGCCGCGCCGGCATGGACATGGTCGATGCCGCCATGGCCGACCCGCAGGCATTCGCCCGAGCCGCGGCCGGTCGCATCGGGCAGATGATGGCGCGGGACATCTCGCCCGGAAAGTACCTGCTCGCCGAGCGCCGCGCATCGAAGGCGGCGTTCGACGCGATCCGCAGGAAGGACTACAACGCGGCTGCGACCGAGAAGCAGCGCGAGCTGCTGAACCACTACATGTACCTCGAGGCCCGCAAGGCGCAGCAGCAGCTCGACCGCATCTACGACTATGCCAACAAGTTCGACAAGAAGGCGACCCGCGAGCGGCTGGCGAAGGCCGGCGGCGGCTACCTCGACCAGATCGACGCCATCCTCGAGAAGTACGAGTTCCGGCGGGTGCCGCTGCGGGGGCTTGCCCGCCGCCAGTCGCTGGCCGATTTCGCCGAGCAGCAGGCCGCGCTCGGCCTCATCGTCAATGTCCCAGACCAGCTGCTCGACGAGGCGCGGCTGGTCAACTACAAGAACGCATCGGTCGATGAGCTGCGGGCGGTCTACGACACCGTGCGGAACATCGAACACCTCGCACGGCTGAAGGACAAACTGCTGCGGAAGGCTGCGGCGGTGGAGTTCCAAGAGACCAAGGACGAGCTCATCAAGTCGGCGACCGAGTCCGATCGCCTCGCCACGACCGGCGAGCTCCGCATCCCCAACACGGTCGGCGAGCCGTTGCGCGCGCGCGGGGCCAAGGCGTGGCGGCGGTTCGATGCCGCCATCCTCAAGGTCGAGCAGATGGTTGAGTGGTTGGACAACGGCAAGATTGACGGGCCGTGGGCGCGGTTCGTGTTCGACCTGGCGAATGACGCGCAGGTGAAGGAATACGAGCTCCACGCGATGGTGACCCAGAAGATTCAGGACCTAACCGAGTCGATGCCGAAGGGCTGGGGCGATTCCCTGACCGACAAGGTCGATGTGCTGCTGCCCGGAATCGAATCTCCGGTCACCCGCTACACGCTCATCAGCATCGCCATGAACGTCGGCAATGACAGCAACTACCAGCGGCTGCGGGACGGGTACGGGTGGAGCGATTCCTCCATCAACGCCGCGCTCGGCAAGTTGGCGAAGGAGGACTGGGACTACATCCAAGGCATCTGGGATGCGGTCAATTCCCTGTGGCCGGAGATTAAGGCGCTTGAGGAGCGCACGTCCGGCGTGGCGCCGCCGAAGGTGGACCCGCGTGTGGTGCAGACCCGGTTCGGTGATTACCGCGGCGGGTACTTCCCGCTAGCCTATGACCCGAAGCTCTCGGCTGTCGGCGACAAGCAGGCCGAGGCGACCGAGTCGGTTTCGCAGTTCATGTCGAACGCCTACGGTCGCGCGCGGACCGACCGCGGCTACACCAAGCAGCGCGTCGAGAACCTGAAGGCGGCGGTGCGGCTCGACTACGAGCAGGTGCTGACCAGTCACCTGACCAAGGTCATCAAGGACATCTCCCACCGCGAGGCCATCTTCAGCCTCAACAAGATCCTCAAGGACGAGGAGATCAAAGAGGTGATGATTGACCGGCTAGGCGAGGCCCGCTACCGGGAGTTCACCAAGTGGATGCAGGTACTGGTGTCCGACCGGGCCGACACCCTGCACTCCGGGAACGTGTTCTCGCGCGCGATCATGCAGTTCCGCACCAACATGGCTATCGTCACGATGGGCTGGAAGGTCACGACCATGATGGCGCAGTTCGCCGGCATCGGCCCCGCGCTCGACACCGTCAAGCCGCGCTTCTTTACCCAGGCGCTCATCGACTACAACCGGTTCGGGCCGTGGTCCACCCACCGCGAGACCCTCGAGCAGTTCGTCTACGATCGGTCGGGCGAGATGAAGTTCCGGTCCGACAACATCGACCGCGACGTCCGCGACAGTCTCCGCACCTTGCGTGGCGAGGTCGGGCCGTTGGCGGCCATCCGCCGGTCCGCGTTCTACCTGACCGCGATGGCCGACCGGCAGATCACCATCCCGACATGGATCGGGGCATACCGTCAGGCGCTCGCAGAGGGCCTAGGGGAGGAGGACGCCATCCGGGCAGGGGACAGGGCGGTCCGGCTCTCGCAGGGCGCAGCGGGCGCTAAAGACCTTGCAGCGGTGCAGCGCGACAACGAGCTGATGAAGCTGCTGACCATGTATTACACCCCGTTCTCGGTGCTGTATGCCCGGATGCGGGATGTCGGCGCGACCACCCGCCGGGTGCGCGACATGCCCCGGGCGGTCGCCCGGATGCTGGCGCTGGTCATCCTGCCGGCGGTGCTGGGCGAAATCCTGGCGGGGCGCGGCCCGGATGAGGATGAGGACGAGACGTGGTGGGCGATCCGCAAGATGCTGCTCTACCCGTTGGCCTCGGTGCCGATCCTCAAGGAAGGTTCTGGGGTGGTCGAGGCCACCATGATAAACTTGACCGGCGAGGGCGAGATGGCGTTCCAGCCGAGTTGGCGGCTGTCGCCGGTCGCCGGGTCGATTGAGAAGGTCGGGCGCACGTTCATGCGGACGTCGGATGTGCTGGCCGGGGACCGGGAGTTCAATGACGTCGCATGGGATCTGTTTGAGAGCAGCGGGTACATCTTCGGGTTGCCGACCCGTCAGGTGCGGATCAGCGGCGAGTACACGATGGATGTCTTGAACGACGAGAGGAACCCGGAGAGTCCGCAACAGTTCATGTATGAGGTCCTGTATGGACCTCCGAGGGAGTGACAGATGACCGTATCATCCACGACGAGCAAGGTCAGTTATACCGGCAACGGGTCGACCACTGCCTTTGCGGTGCCGTTCTACTTCCTCGAGGCGGCTGACCTGCAGGTCATCCTGCGCACCGGCACGACCGAGACCGTCCAGGCGCTGACCACCAACTACACGGTGGCGGGTGCTGGGGTCGAGGCTGGCGGGACGGTGACGATGCTCGTGGCCCCTGCTGCGGCGGTAACGGTCACGATCCGGCGCAACATCGAGGCGACGCAGGAGACCGACCTGCTGCCGAACGACCGGCTCCCGGCTGAGTCGCTCGAGACCGCGCTCGACAAGGCGACCATGCTTGCCCAGCAGCTCGGCGAGGAGTCTGCGCGATCGATCAAGTTCCCTGCATCTGATGCGGTGATGTCATCGCAGGTTCCTGCGGCCAGTGCTCGGGCGAGCAAGTTCCTCTCCTTCGATGCGAACGGTGTCCCGACCGCGACGGTCGGGGTCGATGCCTCGCTCGACATCTTCACGCAGTCCGGCGCTGGCGCGGTGCCGCGCTCGGTGAACAGCAAGTTGGGCGACTTCGTGAACGTGAAGGACTTCGGCGCGGTCGGTGACGGCGGCGCGGATGACACGCTCGCCATCCAGAACGCCATCAACGCCGCAGCCGGTCGGACGGTGTATATCCCCGCTGGCACCTACAAGATCACGAACACGTTGTCATACAACGTCTCCAAGACCTTCGGCTTTACGAGCCCCGGCATCAAGCTGATGGGCGACGGCATGGTCAAGACCTTTCTCAACCATCAGGCCGCGAACAAGCCGCTCATCGACATCGACAGCGGCTCGCATGGCGGCAGTTACGAAGCTGCGATGGGCTCGCTTATCCACGAGCTCGCCATCGTCAACACGACCGCAACGCCGGAAACGGTCGGAATCCGCGTTCTTAATGGCTACCAAATCGACATCCATCACGTCTACATCAAGGACATGACGAGCCACGGCGTCGAGCTCAAGAACGGGCTCTACATCGATGACGGCTGGAACATGTTCAGCATGACTCAATGTTGGATTGACGCTTGCAAGGGGTGGGGCATCAAGGCCGATGGGTCGGCCAATCGCAACGAGGGTTCCTATACCTACCTGCGCGAAGTGTTCTTCCAGTCGAACGGCACCGACGATCCTCTCAATCCGTACATCCCGCCATCTGGTGGCATGATCTGGAAGGGTCAGATTCTGACGATGGAGTCGTGCGGCTTTGCCAACGGCACCCAGAACGTCGGGTTGTTCATCAAGGGTGAGGCCGGTTCCGGGCAGACCGTTGATTTGCGTAGCGTGACTTTTGAGAATTGCTTCAAGCGCAGTCTTTTCTGCCGTGGCATCCTCGTTTTCAACGCAGTCAACTGCCAGATCTACAACAACAACGACTACGTTGCCCAGACCGGGTTTGAGTTTGAAGCGGGCAGCTTCATCATCCGGCAGGTGAACATTGAGAACACCACGGTTCGCGCAACATCTTTGAACAACCCCTACACCGCATTCAAGATCAGCGGAGTGAATGCCGACCTCAATTCGTGCCGCGTCCGCAACACGAACTGGGAGAACATGGATTATCCCGGCCAAGTGCGGTTTGATGGATGGTTGTTTGACAACATCCAGAACAACAATGAAATCGCCATACTGTCCTCAACGGAGGTTGTGTTCCGTCCGAAGGCATACATCGGAGAGGGTCGCAGCGTCCCGATGCGGTTGCGCGGCCCGCGAGATCAGAGCGGCGGCGGCGTGGCCTCGACCTCCGGCGAGTGGATTGAGCATCAGATTCCGTCAACGGGCATAGCGGTGCCGCTGGCCGGAGTGCTGGCAAACACCCGGTACTATTGCTACCTCTACGACAACAACGGCACCCCGACCATTGAGGTGACAAGCGCGGCCTCGCAGGTCACGAACGCTGCAAGCGGGTATGCTGTCCAATCCGGCGACGCGACGAAGTATTACGTCGGCAGCATCTTCGGCGGCGGGACGAACGCGACTGTCGCCACGACCGCGCTCGGTTGGTTGAACCCGACGCCGCTTCCTGGCTCCATCGGTGGAACGCAGAGTTATCTGTGGTCCGACTCAACCGGCGACCTGCGCATCAAGAACGGCTCGTTGCCGACCAGCGACACCGACGGCACCGTCGTCGGCACCCAGACCTGACAGGAGATGAAAAATGGCTGACAAGAAAATATCGCAACTTTCGACCGCTGCAACCCCGCTTGCTGGCACTGAATCCGTGCCGCTTGTGCAGAGTGGCAGCACCCTTCGCGCTACGGTTTCCGAGCTGACTGCGGGACGCCAAGTCTCTGCGGCTGGTGTCGCTGTGACCGGCACGACAGTTCCGGCGAACGGCGTGTATCTGCCTGCTGCCAATACCCTCGGCATTTCGACCAACAGCACGAACGCGGTGCGGGTCGAGTCCAACGGAAACGTCGGCATCTCTGCCGGAAATGCTCCGACGCAGGTGCTGAGTCTCTATCGAGCCGGATCGACGCAAACGGCTGTGTCGTTTGGAAACAGCAACTCTGGCGTTAATGGCACGGTGGTTGGCGTGGACACGGCTGGAAACGCCATCATCAGCCAGACCCAAGCTTTGACGATGACCTTTAGCTGCGCCGGTCTTAACCGGGTGGTTCTCACCGCTGCGGGCAACGTGTCGGTCGGCGCTGGTGCAGTTGCCACGACCGCGACGAACGGGTTCCTCTATGTGCCGACATGCGCGGGTACACCGACCGGAACGCCGACCACGGTGACCGGCTTCGCGCCGATCGTGGTCGATACCACGAACAACAAGCTGTACTTCTACAGCGGTGGCGTATGGCGCGATGCTGGGCCGTAAGTCAGACGAGCCCCTCGGAGCGTAACTGCGCGATGGTGCGGACCATGCCCTCGAGGTGGGCCAGCCGCACATAGTCGCGCTCGAGCTCGGTGTGGGAGCGGCGATCGATGGCGTCGTGACAGGCAGAGCAGGCCCATGCTCCAAGCAGGTCGTCGGCCTTGAGCCCCATGCCGGAGATCCCGGCCATGCGGATGTGCGCCAGGACGACCGTCTCGGAGTTGTGGTTGCAGACGCCGGGGAGCCTGACGGTGCAGCCCCGGCCTCGTGCCTGCTTGCGTAGGTTCATACGAGCTCGAGCTGGCCGACGAGCCGGTACCGGGCGTACCGCTTGCCGTTCCGCTCCTCCGTCACGGTCTGGACATCGAGGCCGGTGGCGCGAAGGTCAGCGACCCGAGCGGCGAGCCGGAAGCAGCCGTAGCGGTCGAGGGCTTCAAGCGGGGTGATATCGCGGCCCGATACTAAGTGGGCGCGGATCTGTTCGGTCTGCGTCATGTGTGTTCTCCATAGGACGGTTCGGGTATCACGATGCCGAGCTCTGCGGCGCGGCGGGACAGGAACTCGAGGTAGTCGGAGAAGTCCTGCTTGTTGAGTCGGGACGAGCGGCGCACCGGCTTGTGGACGGTCTTCCCGCCGAGCGTGAGCGTCTCCCAGCCGAAGTGCTCGCCGAGCATGAACTCGTGCAGGTCGTCCTTCTGCCAGCCTGCCAGCGCCTCCCCGCCACCCTCGAGGATGGACGGGTAGACGACGCCCCAGAGGAAGGCGTTCTGCATGTCCGAGCGCCGGGGCTTGAACTCCTCCAGCGTGACCTTCCAGGACTTGCCGGGGTCTAGCCACCGCACCATGACCGAGATCGCCGAAGCGATCTGGTCAGGCGTGGTGCCTTTGGGGAAGATGCGGTTCATCTACGCTCCCGCCTCAGAACGGGATATCGTCGTCGATGAACTCCTCGGGCTTCTGCTCCGCGAGGGTCTTCGGGCGCTCGTGCTGCTGCTGCTTAGGCTTGAACTTGAGCCTCATGTAGGTCTTTCCGGCCTTGCTCTTTTGCAAATAGCCATCGACAAAGTGCAGCACCCCGTTAATGTCGGCCTCGCCGCTATAGTCGGAGTCCTTCATAACCCATTCGGTGCCGTCAGGGTTTTTCATGGCTCGATCTGGGCGCTTCTCTTCGTTCTTGAAGAGTGCTCCCTTATTCGTGTTGTCGTACTCAGGCATAGTCATCACTCCTGGTTGATGGAAACGGGGCGACCGACGAGACGGTGTCTCTCGTCGCCGAAAGCCTCGGCTGCGTCGAGCGCGGCCTGTGCGTGGTTGATGTCGAGGTAGGGGTTCGGCTTGTGGCCGACGTGCTCCAGAACGTGCGCCGGTACGTCCTCCCACCCGCCCCAGCCCTCGCGCTGGATGAAGTACCCGGTGACGAGGGTCACAGGCGCACCGTCTGCAAGTGCTCGACCCGGTCCCGCAGCTCGGTCAGGAACCGCCCGACCTCGCCCGCGATCTCGGCGATGACGCCCTCGTCTCGCGGGACCCGGATGACGAGCAGGCGCAGATGCTCCGGGAGCCGTGGGTCGAAGGCCACGAAGTCGCACCAGTTGCGACCGGTGCAGGCCATCTGCCACTGCATCTGCAGGAGGTACTTGCGGGGGACGGAGCGGTCCTCGATGTACTCGAGCATCGTGGCCGTGTTCGGACACTTGATCTCGATGAGGCCGTCCTCGCCGACGAGCCCGTCCGGGGACGCCCCGGCCTCGAGGATGGGGTGGCGCACGAAGTCCACCTCGTCCACCAGAACGCCCTCTCGCGCCTCGTAGGCGGCTCTGGCGACGGGCTCTAGCTCGATGCCCCTGTCCATGGCGGGGCTCTTATAGCCCTCCGTGGGCTGTCCTGTGAGGCGTTCCGTCAGGAGTTCGGCCATGTACCCGCTGCGGGAGGCCGACGCGCCGGTCTTGGTCTTCGCCATGACGTCGGCTATCCGGCTGGCGGTCACGAGCCCGAGCCGCTTGGCGAACCATTCGGGGGTGCGCTGCTCCATCAGCCGAGCTCCTTCTTGCGGGCGGCGAAGATGCCGGAGGACGCCTGACGCTGCGCCTCGGTCAGCCCCTTGAACAGGGCGGTGAGGTCGGCGAGGGTCTGGCACTCGGCCACCTTCTTGGCGAGGTCGGGGTCGGGCTTGGCCTCGGGCTTGCCACGGGCCTGCGCCGCCTCGGCATCGTCGTCGATCTGGGCGAGGCCCACTATGGCGGCGAGGGCGTAGCGGCGGGCGTAGGTGATGCCCGAGCCCTGTCCCTGCGGACCGGCGTCCTTGGTCAGGATGGGCAGGTACCCGCGCATCCATTCCCCGGACGAGTGCGCGAGGGTGGTCACGAGGATGGCCCCGGTCTCGCCGATCTCGGTCGTCTGGATGACGGCGAGGTCGTTGGCGGCGAGCTGCTTGCGGCAGGCGTCCCAGCAGGACGCGAGGTCCGCGTACTTGGACTTGAAGAACGGGTTGGCGCTGTCCTTCAAGGCTCCGGTGATGTCGGCCTGCGCCTTCGAGAGGGCGGCGGCGAGGGCGGCAATGGATTCAGACTGGTTCATGCGTGTGTTCCTGTGTCAGTAGGGATAAAGCGGTGTTGCAGGCTGCGATGCGTTCCTCTTCCTCGCGCTCCTGCATCTCGAGGTCGAGCTGGTGCCACCAGGTATCGTCGTCTTCCATCACACCCACCATCGGCTGAACTTGTGGGGCTGGTAGACGCGGGCTCTCCAGGCGGGGTTCGGCAGGCGCTCACGCCGACGCCTCCACGGTGCAGGGCGGGTGAACATCCACACCACGATGGCACCGAACAACAACGTCATGCCGATGGTCACGACCGTAACGTATACGACGTCGAAGGCGCTCATGCGGCCACCTTGCGCTTCAGGTCGTGGATTACGGAGAAGGTTTGCTTCTGCATCTCGTCGAGCGCGTCTGCGGCATCCCCATCATCGTCCACGCCAAGTCGAGCGAGGTGTACTCGGAAGTCTGCGGCCCGAGCAGCCTCCATCGTGCGGGTCTCGACCAATGCTCGCCACTGGTCGCCGAAGTTGTACTCGTCTGCGATCGGCTGATTGTTCTGGATTCTGTCCCAGAACGCTGCCTGACATGCGAGTGCGAATTTATCCAAGCCGCTCATGACTGCACCTCGCGGGCCATGCGCAGGGCCATCAGCATCATGCGCTGCTGGTTGCGGGCCATCGTGACGTAAGCCGTCATCTTCGGGTTCTGGCGGGCGAAGCGCATCGCCTGATCGCGACCGGCGCGGCACTGGCCTGCGGTCATGCCCCACCGGATGGCGGGGGGCAGATGGGACGGGATGGGTCGGTATCTCATGGTCAATTCCCCTGTGTGTGTGTAATCGACGGGTGAATCCTAAACCGGCTCCGGTAGCTATGTCAACACTTGTATCCATCTTTTTTTTGCCGTATGCTTCCGGTCGTTAACAACGGAGGTCTTATGACTGTCGATGAACTTGTCAAGAAGTACGGCAACCAAAGCGCCATTGCGCGGCGGTTCGGTGTCACGCGGGCAGCGGTATCGAAGTGGGCGCGTGTTGGCGTGCCGGAGCGGTATGCGTTGCGTGAGCTTGCCGGTGAGGTTGTGGCCGAGCTCAAGGAAGAGGACCAGTCGCGCAGCACTCGGCGGCTGATTCGCAAGATCGAGGCTGGGCTGCGGCCTACGCCGGACAGCCCATGAGCCGCGCTGCGTACCATCGGGCCTACTACCGGGCTCACCTGGAGAGTCGCCGCGAGACGGCGCGGGTGATGGCTCGGCGTAGACGGTGGGTGCGCGGCGTGGCGGCGGTGATCTGCGAGGCCGTGGAGGAGGCCAGAAACGACAAACCCCCTTTCGGGGGCTTGACGCGGGCGGGGGGAGGGCCCTACTCTCGGGATGCGTATCGAGGTGTCGTGACGATAGACCGGGGGAAAAGGTCTGTCAATCACCCATCTCCCAACCCCTCGACATGGGTTCAATCTGTCGGCGAAGGGCCGGTCACAAGACCGGGCCGGGCATCGCTTACCAAAGCCCGGCGGGTCTAAACACCGTGGCTATACGGGCATTTAGGCATGACCTCGCTACCTTCCGATTTAAGGGGGGTAGGGGGGTCATTCCCGGGCTTCCGAGCATATGGGGAGAGAGATGGATATAGACCTAACCTATACGAGAGAAGGCGGTGAATAAAATTTTGACCGAGTACGACGTGCGAATGATTCGCCGCGCCGTGCAAAAAAGAAACCGCGTTCGTCGAGACCTTTGCAATAAGTCTATAGCGCGGAGGCTGGGTGTTTCAGTGCAAACCGTCCGCAACGTCATCAAGGGCGCTCGTTGGGGCTGGGTCAAATGATCCACTACCACGGCCTGCCGATGACGCCTCTTGCAGACATGGTCCGAGCGCTGACTGCGCGACACGCGATGGTGAGTTTCGAGCACCCTAGTCAAGCAGAGATGGCCGCAGAAATCTGCCAGTCGTTCGTGCTGGACAATGGCGCGTTCAGCGCGTGGAAGCAAGGCAAGGCATACGACTTTGACGGTTATCAAGAGTGGGCCGAGCGATGGATGCGGCACCCGGCGATGGATTGGTGCGTCATCCCAGATCGGATTGATGGTTCAGAATCCGACAATCGCGAGCTCGTGAAAAACTGGCCGCTGCCGCTTGCCGTATCGGTGCCTGTTTGGCACATGCACGAAAGCCTGGAATACCTCGACTTCTTGATGCGATGGCCGCGCATCGCGCTTGGCTCCTCTGGTCAATTTGCGACCGTCGGTGATGATCGGTGGTGGGGCAGAATCGCCGAGGCGATGCGAGTGCTGTGCGACGAGGCCGGGCGCCCGAGGGTCAAGCTGCACGGACTGCGGATGCTAGATCCTGGCGTGTTCAGCAAGTTGCCGCTGTCGTCCGCCGACAGCTGCAACGTCGCACGGAACGCCGGAATCGACCAGAAGTGGCGCGGCCCCTACACCCCGCGCACCCAGTATGGCCGGGCGTTGATTTTGATGGAGCGCATCGAGCACCACGCGAGCTGCGCGTATTGGTCTGCCGATGCGATGGGGGCTTATACGAATTTGGAACTTTTCGGATAAAACACTGCGAACGCATACACACAGGAGCACACACATGAACGAACTCGATGAAGCATCGTGGGAGAGATGGGTCGCCTTCAGGAAGGCCATCCGCAAGCCCATCAAGCCGATCAGCGAACACGCGATGAAGCTCAAGCTCGCTCGGTTCGGCGACGACCAAGCGGCGGTAGTTGACCAGTCGATCGCAAACCAATGGCAAGGGTTGTTCGAAATCAAGAAGGCCGCGCCGCGCCCCGGCGAGAAGGTCGAGAAGACCGACAAGCAGAAAGCCGCCGACATCGCCCGTCACGCCGAACAAGACGAGTGGGCGGCTCGAATCTGGGGCAAGCAGGAGCCGACACCCATCAACCGGCTGAAGCTCTGCGAGGCGTACCTCGCGCGGTTGACCATGCGCGAGCCGGATGCGGACGCGATGGAGCGCGTGAAAGACGCGGCGGCTGCTGCGATCCGTGACGCAGACCCGAAGGAGGTCATCGGCAACCCGCACCTTGCGGGGATGGTGCGGCAGCTGTTCGGCGAGCGCGGTCTTGCGAGGCTGCGGAACCGATGACGCTCTACACGCACTCGGGTGCGCTGCCCGCCCACAGGTACATCTGGGTCGAGCCCAACGCGATCGGCCAGCACGACTGGCTGCGCGGGGTGTGGTTCGGGCTGACCTCGTGGCCGGGACGGGCGTGGGGGTGTCATGTCCTGCTTGAAGGCGGGGCGGTATACCGGAATGTCCCGCTCCACCAGCTCGCGCACCGCAAGACCGACGAGCCTTGGCGAGCGTCAGACGCGCAGACATGGGATGCCTACGGGTGGCAGTTCGCTGCCCTCGAATACCCGTACCTCTCATCGATGAACGCGAGGGTGCGGCTGCAGGATCGGCGCGAGATGGCGGGCGAGTATTGGTTCACGGTGTCGCCGGTCGCCGATGCGTTTTCAGCGGTGCCAGAACAGTCGAAAGAGTTTTACTTCTGCGGGCTGGAGAATGGCCGCATCACCGCGCAGCCGACGAACCATGTGTTGCTTGAGGACAAATCGTTCACTTCAACGCTGGAGTGGCCGAAGTTCCTGCGCCGCCAGACCGACTGGCACAGCGCGGAGGACAACAGCAATGCGTGAGCTTGAGATGGTGTTCCAAGTGGGGATAGCGGTCTGGCTTGCGATGCTGGCCGGTGCGCTCATCCGCATTGTCTGGATCTGCATCGAGGAGGCGAGGCGCAAATAGTGTTGACATCATTTTAAATCGAGATTAGTCTAATTCCGTTCACACACACACAGGAGACGGACATGGAACTCGACGAATGGGACAAGCAATGGCTCGCCCGCCCGCACACTGCGGATGAGTACCGCGCTGAGATCAAGAGCGCCCTGGAGCGTTGCGCGATGTACGCGGCCCGCATCGACCGGCTCGAGGCCGAGCTCGCCAATATCCGCACGGCTGGCTGCGGCTACCCCGACTGCCTGACCGACAACCGTTGCGCCCGGATGTGGGCGGGCGAGTGTTCGGGACCGAAACAGGAGAGGACGATATGAGCATGACCAACGACGGCGGCCCGGCGTTTCCGAGGCACGGATACAACAGCAACGACGGCATGACCCTGCGCGACTGGTTCGCGGGGCAAGCGTTGGCGGGGTTGGTGTCATATGTTGTCAAAGGCGCAACTTTTGAAAATGTTGCCGAGGACGCCTACAAAGCAGCCGACGCCATGCTTCGGGCGCGGGAGGTGAAGCCGTGAGCGACATCACCCTGCCCCGCGCTGTGGTCTGGAGATTACACGCGGCGTTCAGAGACGCGGACAAAACGATTAGGCCAAGCGGCGAGAAATCGGATTACAGCGCCGAAATCGCCGCCCTCGACGCCGCGCTCGCGGAGCCGGAGCCGGAGAGCAAGACCCCCGCATGGTGGATGGATGGACTGACAGTAACCCTGATGCGCGA